ACCTTGAAACAGACTACTCCTGCAAATGCTAGAGCCGCTGAGGAAACTGGCATGAACGCATACGAGAAAATCCGCGCGGCGCTTATGCTCGCGCAAGACGCTGGCCGGATCCACATATTACCCGGACTTGTCGTGGCGTCAGAAAATGCCCTCGCCGCACTCGCCGAACTGGAGCGGGCGGCAGCGGAGCCGGTGGCGATAGTAGAGAGACATACCGGAGGTTTCGGTCCAGACTACCTGTACATAACTAGCCTGGGAAATCTCACCAAACTAGCGCACGAAGGCGCACTACTCTACGCCGCCCCGCCACCTGCGCCGGTTCCTGAAATGCGCGAGCCGACGCAGAAAGATTGCGACAGAATCATTACCGCGTGGTGGCAATTTCGTAGCGACAAGCCGTTTGATGGCCGCGCCATGTTCGACGCAGTGCGCGCAGTCATGGGAGGTGAGAAGTGAGCAGGCAGGTACACCTTTCGTACGACACTTGTCGTTGCTTGGGCGAAAAGAACGCAGGCACAATCTGCACTGAACGTGAATCGTGCAAACGATACCTTGCTACGTTCTCAACTGGAGGGGAACGGGTGCCTTACACCGCATGTCTGAACCCCTCCCCCGGACAGCCATGTCCTAGCAAGATTCCTTTGGAGGAGTGATGATGGCAAACGTAGTTACACCTTGGAGTACAGTAGGACAGATTGTCGCAAAGCGTACATATGCACGCAGGCTTAATGAGTGGGACGTCAACTCTCCGACCGAGAACTGGCCTAACATTGTTGACCGAGTGCTAGATGCAAGCCAGTACCAGCTTAACGTAGGCTTCACCGAAGAGGAGAGTGGGCGTCTCCGCAACTACATGCTAGGTCTGAAGGGAACTGTAGCTGGTCGTTTCCTTTGGCAGCTTGGTACGGGTACGGTGGACAAGCTCGGCCTACCGTCTCTGCAAAATTGTGCGTTTTGCGTAGTCGATCATCCTGTCCGCCCGTTCACTTGGGCTTTCGACATGTTGATGCTTGGCAGTGGTGTAGGGTACAGTGTGGAACGGGAGCACGTATACAAACTGCCGAAGGTACGCAAGGACTTTCAGCGGGCTGTGCGTAACGACAACGCTGGTGCCTCGTTCATTGTCCCGGACTCCCGTGAGGGGTGGGTTGCCCTGCTGGACCGGCTTCTTCGGTCAGCATTCTACAAGGACGTGTCTCCGGGATTCTCCTACAGTACACAGCTTGTCCGCGGAAAGGGTGCCCCTATCCGAGGCTTTGGCGGAACGGCTAGTGGTCCAGAGGACTTGTGCCACGGTGTCTTCCTTATCGGAGGTATCCTTGAGGGGCGAGCTGGTAAGCAACTACGTCCCGTTGATTGTCTGGATATCATGAACATCCTTGGGATGGTGGTGGTGTCGGGCAACGTCCGTCGCTCAGCACAGATTGCTCTCGGCGACTTCGACGACATTCAGTACATCAAGGCCAAGGACTGGAGCAGCGGCAACATCCCTAACTGGAGGGCATACAGCAACAATAGCGTGGTGTGCAACGACTTCAACCTGCTGCCACAGGCTTTCTGGGATACTTACAATGGTAAGTCTGAGCCGTACGGTTTGATCAACCTGAAGCTTTCACGAGAGGTAGGTAGGCTTGGGGAGCCACAGTACCCTGATCCAGATGTAATGGGATTCAACCCTTGCGCCGAACAGTCCTTGAACAACTTTGAGACGTGCTGCCTAGCAGAAGTCTTCCTTCCAAACATCACCAGCAAAGAGGAGTTCCTAGACGTAGCGACGTTGCTGTACCGGGTGAACAAGCACAGCCTCAGCCTTCCTTGCCATCACAAAGAGACGGAGAAGATCGTCCACAAGAACATGCGTATGGGTATCGGCATCACCGGCATCCTACAGTGTCCCGAGAAGTTGGAGTGGTGCGACTACGTGTACACTGAGCTGCGTAAGTACGACGTGGAGTACAGCAAGCGGCATGGGTTCAAACAGTCAATCAAACTCTTCACCTGCAAGCCGAGCGGAACGTTGAGTCTGTTACCGGGGGTAACGAGCGGAGTACATCCGGCATTCGCTCAGTACATGATCCGTCGTATCCGCATCGCAGCAGACCACGCCTTGGTTGACGTGTGCAAGGACCACGGCTACCAGGTTGAGTATCAGAAGAACTTTGACGGTACGCTGGACTACAACACCGTAGTGGTAGAGTTCCCGTTCGCTTACCCAGAAGGCACGATCCTTGCTGAAGAGATGACGGCCATCGACCAGCTTGAGTGGGTAAAGAGAGTCCAGACCGTGTGGAGTGACAACGCTGTAAGCTGTACGGTGTACTACACTGCTGAGGAGCTTCCCGCCATCCGTGAATATCTATCCACGAACTACAACCAGTGCTTCAAGAGCCTGAGTTTCTTGCTACGTGACAATTCAGGGTTCTTTCAAATGCCGTTGGAGGCTATTGACAAAGATGAGTATGATCGACGAGTTGCTGCATCACGCCTTATTGTTGACTTCGATGATGCTGCCAGTCTCGGTGTTGATCTAGCTGACAATTGTGCTGGTGGGGTATGTCCCATTCGGTAACGGAGTTGACAATGCAACCAAGTGATGCTATGCTACTAGAGTGGGCTAAGAGAACTGGGTGTACGTTTGAGTATCTTGAGTCCCTGAGTAGGGGCGGGTACTTTGACGACATACAACCGGAGCAGATCGAGCAACACCTAGCCCTGATAATCCTGAGTCGAGAGTCACAGACGATGGAACTGTGGAAGTAGTGGTATGAGCAGGAGCAGACGCAAGACGCCTATCATGGCGATAGCAGGAGACACCGACAAACCTTTCAAAGTACAGGAGCACCAGAAGCAACGGAGCAGAGTTAAGGCACTGCTGAAGCAAGACCCTGAAGCTGACTTGCCAGACGAGAAAGAGTTTGGTGATCCGTGGGACAGCATGAAGGATGGCAAGCAGTGGCTCAGGGAAGAGATACGAGAGAAGTACATGCGTAAGTGAGAGGGGGAAGACATGAGCGTTGTAGTCAAGATTGTGGTAGGAGAGGACAACCAGTACATCGAGGTGTCTAACGTAAGAGAGGACGGTGCATTCGTAAGCGACGGCAGCGTGAGCGTCAACGACGTGATCGTCAACCGAGTAGAGTTGCAGCAGGCACTGTCTGCCCTTGCAACCGCAACAGAAGGAGATCAGAATTGGTAAACCATCAGCACATTGTTTACTTCACCAAGGACAACCGCCCCACCACTCGACGTACCAAGCAGGCCCACGTCATGGAGGTGTTGGGTAACGAAAGCTTCCGACGCAAGGACAAAGCACATCAACTCACGGCTCTGTGTTGGGGTGTGCAAGACGCGGGTCGGCTGAAGTGTGTGACCAAGAGCCGAGATGAGGCACGAGCTATGCGACGGAACCAGTACCAGTCTGGTCGGGTGGTGGCCCTTGGTTAGTTTCCTTTTTGGTGTAGTTGTTGGCATCGCTGCTTTGTGGGGATTCCTAGAGTACCGGGAGTACGCAGAGGCTAGCCGCACTGACCCAGATGACGACGAGCACATTCCGTGATGGTAACTGCTTACAACGTGTACGTGGGTAAGTTCTGGTCTGGAGATGGGTTCTTCCGTGCCAGCCGACAGGAAGCAAAGCCTTTTAGTGGTAAGCTTCCTCGCAACACTATCCTTTGGAAGACCAAGGGGTAGCTTCTTTTGAACAGGGACAGGGACGTCCCTATCTTCCTTCGGAGATACAAGTATGTGTGGCAAGATCAAGATGGTTCTAGGTGCAGCCCTTCTGCTGCTAAGCGGGTTTGTTTCTGCGGCAAATCTTCCAAAGCCTCAGCCGGGGATCATCCTGCCTGCTAGCGTAGGCGTTACGTCCAATGCTACAGGCTACTGGCGCAGTTCCTTGGTGATGGGGTTTGAGTTCTCGTTGGTGTCCGGACGTTACTACATCAATCAGTACCAGCTTCCAACTTGTGGTATGGTACTTCGTATTGACGCCGCTGTTCCACGCATCAACCCAAGTGACTCGTTGTACGGGCGGGCACAGAAGTTCGACTCGAATGGAGCAGCTATCCCTTTCGGTACTACCATGAACCTGCTGAAGGTGTATCGCCCCGGTCTGGTCGGCACTATCCGAGTGGACAGCTACGACGCTCTCAGCGATACCTTGACTGTGACTGTTACGTCGTCTGTTCCGGGGGCTCCTAACGGTACGTTCATCATGTACCGGGATCAGGTGGCTCCGTTCATTGTGTCGATGCCTCCCTGCTGAGCGTCCCTTACAGTTGTAAGTAACCGCTTGCGAAGCGAGCACCTGCGCCCTAGACGTAAAACACCTAGGGCGTTCTTGTATCTGGAGGACGGTATGTTGTACAAGCACATCACAAAGGAAGAAGCTCGTACTCTTGCAGAGCTTGGCTCTGTCCCTTACAACAGGTACAGGAATGCGAACAGGAACAACCATTGGAACAAGGAGTGGTCTGACTGGAAGGGGATTACAGACTGGGGGGTTGATGATTGGGACGCTCTTGATCCTACCCAGTGGGAAGATGAGTTCAGAGTGGAGGTAGAATGACAAGCATCCAGCACGAAGGCAAGACGTACAGGCTTATTGGACAAGAGCAAGGAGAGTGTCTCATCAAGTGTGGCAGTACGGTGTTGTTGTGGTACAAGAACGGGACACGTAAGTTTCGATACAGGTACATAGCTGCGCTGCCCCTTCGAGTGGAACGCATAACTACTCCTGTAGTAGAACTTCCCAAGCGGTACGCTACTCTGGTTGCAGCCGAGAAACGACTTCCCCCTAGTGTAGAGCGAGCTTTCGCTAGGGGCACAATGGCATTTGCAGTGGAAGTAGAATAGCTATGTACAAGACTATCTCCTTAGAGGAAGCAGATACGCTGTTCCGTTGTGGCGTAGAGTTTGAGTACACCGCCTTTCACAACATGGAGTTTCACAAGTACGCCGACAAAGAACACTACCCTGACTGTGTGCCTCCTACTATGTGGGTAGATCGTATAAACAGACTTCCGTATTTCCGAGTACAAACAGAATGAGCTACCCTCAGATATGCCTCATAGATTCGGATATTGTGGCTTACAGATCGGCGTGCACCGTGCCAGACGAGGAGCCAGAAAGCTACGCGCTTCACAACGCCAAGCTTCTGATGCAGAAAATCACGGACCAGTTCGACAGGGGTCTGGAGCAACGCGGATTCTTGACGGGTGAAGGCAACTACCGAGAGAAGCTAGCCACCATCGCTCCGTACAAAGGAAACCGCAAGGACGTACCCAAGCCCAAGTACCTGCAAGCAGTAAGAGATTATCTGGTGTACGCTTGGGGTGCGGAGATTATAGAGGGACGTGAGGCAGACGACGCCTTGGGTTGTATGCAGTATGCGGCAAAAGACAAGAGCACGTGCATCGTCACAGTGGATAAGGACTTGGACGGGGTGCCGGGTCATCACTACAACCCAGTCAAGGACACCTACTACTACGTAACATTGGCGGAGGCTGACTACTTCTTCTATACACAGCTACTGACTGGTGACAGGGTAGACAACATCAAAGGGCTTGAGGGTGTCGGTCCTCGTAAAGCTGAGAAGCTCCTTGCAAATCTGACGACACCACTACAGCTTTACAATGCTTGTCGAGCGGCGTATACTGGCAAGTACGGCATGGATGGTGACAGGTATCTGGAAGAGAACGCTAACCTTCTCTGGATTCAACGAAAGGAAAACGAGTTATGGCAGAAGCCCGCATAGCCACAGTCAATTACCCAGAAAGCAATTACCACGGCAAGGATTTGGCTTTCTGTAAGGAAGGGGACAGGTGGGTAGCGCACAAGGAGGGGCTGACATTCCCGGTCCATCTAGCAGAGAGGTACCTTACATTCCAGAAGTACCCAGCACCCCAGCCAGCCGGGGCTCCTCAGCCTGAAGCTGATCTGAATTGGTTTTGGAAAAAGCCTGCCACTGACACCCAAATTGGAGGCGCGCACTACCGCGACATGAAGCTGCAACCGATTGACTTCATCATGCAGAACAATCTTGACTTCTGCACGGGAAACGCTATCAAGTACTTGTGCCGACACAAGGCAAAGAATGGGAAGCAAGACTTGGAGAAAGCTGTCCATTACATTCAGATGCTCATGGAACGGGAGTACCCAGATGCGGAGTAAGGTAGAGTTGCTGGGTGTAATGGGAGACGATCTGGCCGTGGTCAACGATGCCCGAGTCTCATTCAACGCTACCAGTGAATGGGAAACAGTAACTCACTACTCATTTGATCCTGATGCCAACGGTGGGATGGGAGGGCACGACGAGATTCCCGTGGATCAACTGTCCTTGCGTGACGCTAACCTAATCAAGTATCTGGCAGACCATAACCACTGGTCTCCGTTCTCGCACAGCTACCTGAAGTTTCGTATCAAAGCCCCGATCTTTGTAGCACGTCAGCTACAGAAGCACACGGTGGGTTTGGCGTGGAATGAGGTTTCACGTAGGTACGTGTCTTACACACCAGAGGTGTATCAACCTGAGGTGTGGAGGGGCAAGGCAAAGAACAAGAAGCAGGGGAGTAGCGACCAGAGCGTAGCCTTGCACAAGAGCCACTACTTGGGAGACGTGGACAAGGACTGCGATCCGTACGAGGGTAGCTGGCGTATCGCGCTGGATGCGTATCAAGAGCTTCTAGATCAGGGTGTGTGTGAAGAGCAGGCTCGTATGGTCCTGCCTCAAGGTGCCATGACGGAATGGGTGTGGTCCGGGTCTTTGGCAGCCTTCCTGCGGGTGGTACAACTACGGACAAGCAGTGACGCACAACAGGAGACGGCAGATGTCGCCCGCCAGATTGAAAGCCATATCAGAGGTTTGTTCCCAGTTTCCTACGGCGCGTATTTTGACAGACAATGAGGCACTCCTCTTTCGTGAGATGGGTGTAGCCTATAGGTCGCATTACTACGAAGATGGAGTTGAGCCCATAGCAGAGTACGACGTAGCTACGTGGAACTGGGTAGACTTTGTGGAGGTAGAGTGAGCAAGACTCTTGAAGGCAAGCAGACGTACAAGCGAGAAGATCAACCACGTACCCGCAAGAGGAAGGTAGAGGAGGAACGAGCTACGGAAGTGGTACTGCCTAGCAGGCAGCAGCTTTCACAAATCTTACCCAAGGAACTAGACGCTAATGATGACTAGCTATAAAGCTGGTGTATTACGACCGGAGCTGATTAGACTGAAGGATGCCCTGAGCAAGGGGCTTACCTTCATCCAACAAGAGCCAGCTACTCGCAAGAAGAGATGGTGGGAGCTTGGACAAGTAAGTGAGACTGATCCGGTTGTGGTCGGGCTGATGTCCAAGATAGTAGAGAAACGCCTAGAGGCTATGATCGAAATGTGCGACCATGCCGTAGAGGAGCAGCACGTACTGTACCTTGACGAGAGTGATCTGATGTTTATCAGCCAACTCAAAGTACTTCACGAGGCAGTCAAGCATGAGCATTGAGACTGAGTTGTCTGTCTTTGGGGACAGTGAGGTTCCAAAGAACGGAATCATCATCACAATGGACGAGGAGAAGATCGGGTACTGGCAGATCGGCAATCTCAGAAAGAGTACTGAAGTAGCAGGATTGGCGTTGTATCGTCTGATCTCGTACTTCAATGGTAACGGAGAGAAGATCAGCAAGGCAGTGGATGGAATCGTAGGGAGGGTAAATTAACATGAACGAAGTCTACGTAGACGACAACAACCAAGTTAGAGTAACAGCACGCTACGGAGAGGATCACGACCTTGGAGAGTTGGTCGCTATGGAGGACGGCTACTATCAATTCTTCCCACACTTAGGGTTGAGTGGGTATTGGGCAACGTGGCTACTGCGGGATATCGCAGACTTGGTAGACAAGCGCAATCAAGAGTGGGCAGCTACTATTCTTAGAGAATTAGGAGGCAGCCCTGAAACCTAAGCGTAAGCCGTCAACCAAAGCCCTGATCTCTACCAAGACTGGCATCAAGGTAAAGTCAAAGCTTGAGAAACGTGTAGCTGACGATCTGACGGATCGAGGCATCAAGTACCTGTACGAAAAAGACAAGGTGCCGTATGTGATTCCTGAAAGCAAGCATGTCTACACGCCAGACTTCAAGCTACCGCACCGTAAGTGGAAACTTGAAACGAAGGGGAGGCTAGACTACTC